CATGATCTCGCTCTGGGTTATATTGCAAATGCCTACGGTGTTGATGAAAAGGCTGAAAAGGAAGCGCTGGTACTCCAGAAAGCTTGGATCGCGCATCCAGATCACACTATCACGAAAGCAATGGTTGCCGAGCGTGCAATTTTCTTCGTTCTTCTACCATTCTTCCGCTTTAACGGTGACGCTGGAATGCGTACAGTAAGTGCTGACATTAGTCGTGATGAACAAATCCACGTTGCTACCAATAGCCTTATTTGTCGCGAGTTGGGGCTTGGCATCTCTCCTTCTCTTGATAAACTCCGCAAGGCAACTATCAACTGGGTAATGCAACCACTAGGCATTAATACTCAGGACAAATATTTGGACAAAAAATTTTGGCTTGATTCTAGCGATCGGTTAATGTATGAGGGTAAGGCTCCTGAGCTTTCCGAAACTAAGTCTGCTAGAATGCCTGCATTCTTTGAGCATTCAAACGTAAACCTCCCACAATATGCCTGATCTAAGTCTTCTTGACGTTCGCGGTATGACTGCTAACGCCATGCTCGCTAAACTTCAAGAAACCTTTCCACCCACCAATCCTACACCTGAAGATACAATGGAAAAAATCATGTACCGATCTGGTCAGCGTAGCGTCGTTGAGTGGGTCGTTAATTATATGGAGGAAGAAACGTAATGGCTTATAAATATAAGATTCCTGGTATTAGTGCCGCCCTACGTAAGAAAATGGCCCAATCAGTACGTGGCGGTAAAAATTGGAATCAATCACATAGCGACTTCTATGGTTATAGAGGTTCTAGTAAGAGTTCAGGTACTGGTACAACATTTGCAGGAAATACCCTCCAAGCTGCTTGGCATAAAGCTGGTACCTATTTTGGTTACCAACATGGTGGTACTCTTAACAGACGACGACTAGCTTCTCTGGTTAGTCAAGGCCGTGGTCCAGTTAAAAAACCTAAACCTAAACCTAAACGCAAACCAGTTACTACTTCTTATTCTAAAAGAATTAAGAAATTAACAAAAAAAATTAATAAGCGTAAGATTCCGACAGCAAAAAAAATTCAGGTTGAACGTAAGAAAGAAGTTAAAGCCAGAGAAGTTAAACTTAAGGGTTTTAGGGCTTCAAACCAGAAAACTTTTAAGGCAATGCGGGCTAAGTACCAAAAGCAACTTAGAACTTTAACTAAAAAGTATGGTTTGTCAATTGGTAACTTAAAAAAGAGGCAACAAGCTGCTCTTAAAAGGAACCAACGAACAACAAGTGCTTTTAAAAAACAAAGCGCTGCTTTTAAAAGGCAAAGCGCTGCTTTTAAAAGACAAAATTTACTTCTTCGAAAAAACACTAAAAAGCAACGAAATTATTACACAAAACTTCTTGGAACCCAAAAATCTTCTTATTTGAAAGCGTTAAATAAGCAATCACAAAGTTTTAAAAACATAATTACTCAACAACAGGAAAAACACCAAGCTAACCTTAAAACTTCCGAAGGTCTACGTGCTGCTCAACAGAAATCTTTTAAAAAACAACTTGGTATACAACAATCCAAATTTTCAAAAAGTTTGAAAGCACAACAATCTAAATTTACAAAAGCGCAAAAAGCACAGCTGGCTAAGTTTGAGCAAATTCGTAAAACTCAAGAAGCTAATGCAGCTAACGCTGAACGTGCTAGACAGGCAGCTACTATTCAAATCAAACCTGCAAGTTATGCACCTGAAACCGCTGGAACTCAAGGGTTCAAGGCCAGGAAAAACCAGTTTACTGGTTATGGGGCAAAAGTCGCCCGTGGTCTAGCAATTGGTAATTCAAATTTGGTTAACCTTTAATGACTGCTAAATCTCGTTATGACAGATTGTCTTCAAGCCGTTCACAGTTTCTAAATTCTGCTAGACAAGCAGCAGATCTAACCCTACCTTATCTTATCAGAGAAGATGAGCACTTTACTAAAGGTGCTCTTAAACTTATTACACCCTGGCAGTCTACTGGAGCTAAAGGTGTGGTGACGCTTGCAAGTAAACTTATGCTTGCATTGCTACCACCACAAACCAGCTTTTTTAAACTCCAGGTTAACGACATTAATCTTCCTGAAGAGTTAGGACCGCAGATTAGATCAGAACTTGACTTGTCGTTTGCTAAAATTGAACGCACTATCATGGAATCCATTGCGGCTTCTGATGATCGTGTTGTCGTTCATCAAGCACTAAAGCATTTGGTAGTTGCTGGTAATGCTCTTATCTTCATGGGTAAGGATGGACTCAAACTCTATCCCCTTAACCGCTATGTGATTGATAGAGATGGTAACGGTAATGTTATTGAAATCGTAACAAAAGAAACAATCTCGAAAAAATTACTCAAAAAATTTTATCCCGATTTCAAACAAAGTGAATATGCCTCAGTAGTTGATGACACTTCTGGCCGAGATGATGAATGTGATATTTACACACACGTCACCTTGGATAACAACAGATGGATCTGGCATCAGGAAGTATATGATCAAATGCTACCCAAGTCCATGGGTAAGGCTCCTGTTGACAGCAACCCCTGGTTGGTGCTACGATTTAACCACGTAGACGGAGAGGTCTACGGACGTGGTAGAGTTGAGGAGTTCATCGGTGATCTCAAGTCACTTGAAGCACTGTCACAAGCCATTGTTGAAGGCTCCGCTGCAGCTGCTAAGGTAGTGTTCACTGTCAGCCCAAGCAGTACCACCAAGCCTCAGACACTTGCTAACGCAGGCAACGGTGCTATTATTCAGGGACGACCTGATGACATTGGTGTGGTACAGGTTGGGAAGACAGCTGACTTTCAGACTGCTTATCAAATGATTGGCTCTCTGACTCAACGTCTCAGCGAAGCATTCCTTATCCTTAATGTTAGGGACTCGGAACGCACTACAGCTGAAGAGGTGAGGATGACGCAACTCGAATTGGAACAACAACTTGGCGGGTTATTTTCCCTGCTGACTGTTGAGTTCCTTGTGCCTTATCTAAATCGTAAACTTAATGTTGCACAAAAGACGGGGGACATTCCTCGCTTACCTAAAGGTGACATTGTTAAACCTACTATTGTAGCAGGTATCAATGCCCTTGGTCGCGGACAAGACCGTGAAAGTCTTGCACAATTCCTTACTGTTATTGCACAAACTGTTGGACCAGACGCCATTGCTAAGTATATTAATACTGACGAAGTAATTAAACGTTTGGCTGCTGCTTCTGGCATCGATTCACTTAATCTTGTGAAGACTTTGGAAGAACAACAGGCAGAGCAACAGCAAGCAATGGAACAGGAGCAAGCTCTAATTGAACAACAGCAACTGCCACAATTCGCGGCTATTGAACAAAAACGTGAGCAATTAATGGCTCAAAATCCACAAGAACAATTAGAAGAAGAAGAACCACCAGAAGAAGATGTCTGAAACACTTACAATGAATGAAACACCAGCTGATCAGCCTCAATTTAATGCTGATGAGCAAGACTCCCTGCAGGTTGCTGAGTCTCTTAAGGGTGAAGAGCAACCGCTACTTGCTGGTAAATTCAAGGATCAAAACGACCTTGAAAAAGCATACCTTGAACTACAACAAAAACTGGGTGAGCCTCGTGAAGAAGACCAACAATCTGAAGACGAAGGTGAGCCAGTAGAAGAAGAGCAAGGAGAAGAAACTTCTGAAGATGAAGAAGTCGAACTTCTTTCTGAAGAACAAGCCGGTCAATTGTTTGAAATGGTTGGTGGTGAAAAAGCTTACCAGTCTATGATTCAATGGGCTGGTGACAATTTCAGTGAAACTGAGATTGAAATGTACGACAAGGTTATGGCTAGCGGTAACCCTGATTCTATCTTTTTTGCAGTGCAAGCATTGCAAGCACGTTACAGCGATTCAGTCGGTAACGACGGTCAACTGCTAACTGGTCGTGGATCTGCATCGAAAGATGAATCATTCCGTAGTCAACAAGAGTTGGTGGCGGCTATGAGTGATCCTCGTTATGACCGTGACCCTGCGTATCGACGTGATGTGATTCGCAAACTTGAAAACTCTGACGTACAATTCTAATGACCGTTACCACCAACGAACACGGACAACAAAACCTCTTTGCAAAAGAACCCACCATGTACACTGACGACAACTACACTGTGACTCACAACGAAAAGGCTGAGATGCTTAACGGTCGCCTAGCTATGCTGGGTGTGATGGCTGCGCTTGGAGCGTACGCACTAACTGGTCAAATTATTCCTGGAGTTTGGTAATGCCACAAGGTAAAGGTACTTACGGTACTAAGAAAGGTCGTCCACCTAAGAAAGGGACTAAGAAGTAATGGCTAAACGAGGTCTTTACGCTAACATCCACGCAAAACGAATGCGTATCGCCAAGGGCTCTGGCGAGAAGATGCGTAAGCCTGGGAGCAAAGGCGCTCCCACGGCTGCCAACTTCAAACGAGCTGCTAAAACTGCTAAGAAAAAATGATTACTTGCCCTGATTGCACGCCAGCCCAGCAGTATGTTCTGGAGCAACTGCAGACTCG